ACATTGAGTTTGGTAACTGTCATATCTTACAGACTAGAGAACCATTCTGTCTCTTTAAGGCTTAAAGTCTCATATCTCTATTTTAGTTCATTATTTTGATTTGATGGTTTGATTTTGCTCTTTTCCCATCGCAATTTGTTACAATTCTGCCTGGCTTGCTTCTTCCGATTTGGTATAAAGCAAACTGCTCCTCTGCTGTTCTAGCACCATCCGTGATTCTAAAATCAAATGGGCTGTTTTCAATTGCTGCTTTCATTACTTCAACCAGCTTCGGATGTACTTTTTTCATTTTGTCCAGACTTGACTGGGCAAAAGAATATTTTTTATTCTCTGTTGCTACGTTTTCATTATTATCCCGATTTCTTAAATATTCTTCTTTTCTTGCAATTCTGTTCATCCAGCCGTCAAAGAATTTTTCCTGTGTCCTGTCAGCTTCAACTTTACCCCTGTAATAAATTCTCTGCAAGTTATGATAAACTTCCAAAAATTTATCAGGATTTACCGCATTTAATGCTTCCAATGTTTTGTTCCCGATTATTCCGTCAACATCAAGATTTGCGTTTGTCAATTGATTTATAGCAGTTTGTGCGTTTTTTGTTCCATTTCTGCCGCTGTTTACAGCCCAGTCGCATATAGATAAAGCCACTTTGTCGTTTACAACTTTATCTAATTTATTCCCAAGATAGTATTTTTTTAGATATATGTTTTTTGCAAAATCAATTGTTAAATCTTGCATATCTCCCTTATATCCAAAATCTCTCGCTTCTTCTTCAATTATTCCATATTTTGTTTTTCCACCTTTGTCGTGCTTGTCATCTGAATATCCGCCCTCAACTCTCAGCAGATAGTCAAATATTCTTTCAAATCTGTCCATTTAAATCACTCCTTTTCTAATTTTGAAAAAAATCACTTACATTAAGCTCTAACATTTGCTCAATAGTGTATCTTTCAAGTCCTGTAACAGCCATTTGTTCTGCTATGTCAGCAACTTCTATGATGTCCTGTATTTTTTTAGATAAAACTTTTAATTCCGTTCTATTTAGTTCTATAAATTCAACAAGCCCTTTGTCATTTTGTGCTTTCACTTTTTCTATCTTATCCTGCTCCAGCACCCACATCAAAGACATTTTTAACGATAATCTATTTCTGTTCTTTTCGTTGTTTTCAAACGTGTATTTTTTGCCGTTTTTTTCAATAGATATCGGCTGATTCAAATAATTGGATTTTGCTTCATCTAATTCCTTCAAAGCCTTTTCTCTCAATTCTTTTAACTTTGCATTTAGCAAATCATTATCAACTTTCCAAGTGTGAGAATCTTTATCCCATATGCTCCACTCATTTGGCTTTGCAATAGTCACTATTGTCTCGTTGACTTCATCAAGATAACTTCCGTCCGCCAACACGGTTTTCCCGGCTTTTAATTTCTCCAATTCTGTCATCTCTCTTAATTCATCTGTTGCTTCATCCACAACTGGATTTTGAAGTAAAGTCATCGAAAAAGACATTGTTTTTTCATTCCAATCTGGGAAAAACAGTTTAGGATTCTCTTTGAATTTTTCGAGACCTAGCGTGTTTAGCTGCGCTATTAATTGTAATGTGTTTTTATCATAAATATAAATTATCATAATTTACCTCCTTATTATTTTTTATTTTTTTGCTCTCTTAATCTGTGTAAATTGGAAAATTTATTCAAAGTTGAAGTTTTGTCAATGACAAATCTACTCGGATACATTGCAGGAACTGATACGACAGAGTGGTATGTCAATCTGCCCTCGCACATAAAAAAAGATAAAGTAATATCTGTTACTAATATTAACCAAGCAAGCTGGTTTGAATACTGCAATTTAGATATTGATTCAAACTGTATCAGAGTAGGAAGTAAGGGGAACGCTTCCAATGTTCCTGTAAAAAACATAAAAGTCTTAGTTGCTTATTTTACTTAATCAGTAGCAACTGAAATTATCTGCCCGGATATTTGTAAATTAGCATTAAATCCAGAACGTAAGGCTGGAAAAAATTTTAAGCTTTTAGTTGTAGCTTCTAAATATAGTTCAGCAACTTCTCCGCCTGCTCCTCCTGTTCCGTTCGCACATGAACCGCTAATGCTTTTGATATTTTTACAGAACCAATCCGGCAGAATGAATTTAGTTTCATATTCATTTTTAATTGTTAAATTTCCGAAATCAATAATTCTTAAATTGCCCGATATTGTTAAATTAAAAGCTTGATTTTGGATGCCATTTGTACTGTTTAATCTTACAGTCTCTGTTCTAAAACTGGATAAATTTTCCAATTTATCCGAAATCGGCTTGTTAGAAATCGCTCTAAATTTAGTTGCGTCATTGTATGTAGCACTTGTATCAGCGATGCACTCATAGTAATATTTTGTTACGTTATCGTAATAAAACTTGCCTTTTGTCTTGTTTCCAACATCTTGAATATTTCCACCAAATTCTAGTCCGATTATTTCAGCTAGGCGGTTGCCTTCGAGGGATGTACCTGATGTTATGCCATATTCTGCAATATTTATTACAACGAATTGAGTCCCATTAAATACTAATTCGTAACTCTTGTTAGGCTTAAAATCTCCCGCTTCTATTTGCTTTAAAGTTCCGTTATACTCTTTCAATAATGTATAATCAATACTGTTAAGCCGTAATTTTGTAGTTGTATTCGTGTTTTTACTATCAACATTGATTCTTAATTTTAAATCATTATTTAATCCAAACTCTGTTAAACCGTCTAAATTACAAACATAATAATCTATGTTTAAGTTTGTTGTTTTATTTGCTTGTAAAGTATGCACGTTTCCGAATTGCAAACCGTTGTAAATTTCCTCAGTTTCAGGAGTTCCGTTTTCTCTTATAGTTCCAAATGCTGGAATTATATTTTTAATTTTTTCATCTCCTCTGTTTGTTTCCTCGATTTTATAATGTGTTGGAAATTCAACTTGCTGTGCCTTAAACTTCGTTAATTTTGCCATTGTTACCTCCTATTTTAAATTGATTATATTTTCTTCTCCTATATCAAATTGTCCTAAATTATTCCGTCCAAATCTTTTAAATCTTGAGTACGCAAAATTGCAAACCGGATTTCTTTTGATTTCATTTTTGATTATATTTTGTCCTAAAGTTTTACTTCCAAATCTTATTCCAACTATATAATTGTCCAAACATTTATGTGTATTTACCTTTACTCCACCACCAACTATATCATTTAAATCTAATTCATCAATCAAAGAATAATCGTAATCTTTATTGCTTATAAATTTAACATCATATTGTGATGGCTCATTGTTTTTATTCAATTCAATCGCTGGAGTTAATCCAGTAAACATTTCTCCAATATTGCTTATTGTTTCCAAATTTGGAATTAACTTATATTTTCTCATCGCCAATTTAATTCTATTTCTGTATCTGTCATCAGTTTGTCCGTTTCTAGTAACATTAAATTTTTCTCCTAAATCATCAAGAAATTCCCCATTTGCATAATCTATTAGGTGCTGTTTTTCTAATAAATTATAAATTTTATCGACTTCATCAAACAACTTTGATATTGCTATATATAGAGATTTTACGTTTTCATTCTTTTTTAACCACCACGGACATTTTGACATCAAATAATCAAAATTATTCTGCATATTTTGCCACCTCATTAAATCCCAACTTTAACACTTTTTCAAAATTTGTTCCAGAAGTTTCCTTGAATTTGAAAGTAATATCTACATTCAATAATTTATCAGCCGAATACACCGTTCTTATAAATTCACTCTCGCACTTATAAGATGTTATATATTCTCCTACTTTTACAGATTCCAAATATTCTTTCACGATTTCTTTCAAATTTTCCTCAAGAATATTTACTCCATCTGCTTTTTGAAAGTCAATTTTTACTTGTACTTCTCTTTTTTTCGGTCTATAAAATCTCACTTCTCTGTCTATTCCCTGATTATCCTTAACAGTTACAACAGTGTCTCCATTCATTTGAATAGCATGATCCTTTTTTTTCCATATTGCTTTTGCTATATCCTCATTTCTTCCACCGTCTACTATTAAAACAATTGATTTCGGCTCTAAACCTTTACTATCAACTGTCATTGTCTTATTTTCGTCAGCATAGACTGATTTAACACCCTCTTGCTTTAAAATTTCTGCTCTTATTCCGTCCAAGTTCCATTCACTTTCATTACGACTTAAAAACCAACGCTCTATATAATCGTTGTCGCTTTCCTGTTCCTGTCCTCCAGCCGCAATTTCATTTTGCTTAAAATCATATACACCGTTTACAACTTTAACCAATTTAATAATACTTCCAACTTCTTTATTCCCTTGCTCTCCTGCCGTATCGCAAGTAAATTCAAAAGTAGTCCTATTATTCAATGTTCCGTTTTCAGAAAGTGTATATCTGATTCCGTCATTCGCTTCAACAATTACATCTCCAGTCTCAAGAACTACGTTAATTCCCCCTATCAGTTCAATTTTAACGGTTGCTTGACTTTCCTGTTTTCGTTTAAAGAAAAATGGGCTATTTGCCAAATGTTCGTCTATTTCTATACCTTCACAGTTTAGCAAATTCATTTTTTCTGCTTGTATCTGTTGCCTTTCCATTTTCTCTCTTAAAAGCCTTGCAACTGGATACATAAGCATATACCAAGCACTCCGCTTATCGTTAGAGAAGTCGTCTTTTAACAATGTCTTTAATTCATTATTTAAGATATTCATATTATCCTGTACTGTATTTACTGTTATCCTCGCCAACCAATTCCAACTCCTTTCATTAATGCCAATTCATTATTGTTAAAGATAAGCCCGATATTTACTTTTAAATGTCTGTTTTCATATTCATAAGTTTCAACATAACATCTACTTAAATAATCTCTAAAATTAGTTATTATTTTATCTCTGATATGCTCCAGAACTTCATTTTCGTTTCCATGTGTACCAAATAATTTCTCAAAATTTAAGCCATATTTTATATCATATTCAAGTTCTCCCTCACGAATGTGCAACATCAGTACGATTTGCTGTATAACTTCAAAATATTTTTCTTTTGCTCCAAAAAATTGTATATCTCCTTTTTCGACATACTATTCTCCAGTTGCGTTATTTAATTTTACGTCCATAAATCACACTCCTACGGATGACT